CTTGAGTTGCTGTCCATCCTACCAAGTCAAGTTCGTGACACATAGATTCAAAACCTCTCATCACAGACCCTTCAGATTTCCATTCATCTCCCAAGTTTTTATCAGGAACCACACAATCAATGTAGTCCAATAATACCATATCAATTTTGTTTCCTTCAGAAATCATTTTTCTAATTTGATTCTTAATTTGCATCATTGTTACGGTGTCAGATGGAAGTTTTTTAAGTATCAATTCATTAGGCATTTTTTCCTTAATTTCTTGAACTTTAATCATTACTTCATCCTTTTTTAAAGACAAATCATCCGGGTGGATTTTTGTCCATAATGTAATGTGTTTACGTTGAATAATCTTTGGGTTATCCTCGAAGAATATTTGTAAAACATTATACCCCAAATTAAATGCGTGATTCGCAATTTTTGTAAGTAATGTTGATTTACCTACACCTGTTGGGGCTAACACTACACCGATTTCACCTTTAGCAAGGCCACCTTTTAAGAGTCTATCTATCCCCGGAATACCCATCGGTATCGGATGACGATAATCCTCGTTTAGAACATCGTCTAAATTGCTGAAAACACTTTCAGTCCCCTTATCATGTTCTCCAACCTGAAGAGCTTTACTCACCATCTCTTCTAATGTGTCATAACTCTCAAATTCACCAGTGTCGATGATTTTTTGAGCTTTAACCATTACTTTCTGTAACTCCTGTTGTTTACAGAACTTCATTGATTTTTCTTGTACAAATTCAGCTCCTTCAAGCGTAGACTCCTTAACTTTTGTAAGGGTATCAATAATGATTTTAGCCGCTAGAGGTTGTTGTATCTCAGATTTTGTAATTTGTTCTAATGTGTCAAAGGTTGGTGTGTGTTCGTATTTTGTATAATATTCCTTAATCATTTGGATGATTAATTTGAAGTATTTATTCTCAAAATAACTTGTTTCAATCACATCTATAATAGACCTTGAGAAATCTTTGTCGATAATGATTTGGTTTAATAATTGTATCTGAAAGGTACTACCTAGATACTCGAAATTTTTGTTTGACGCCATATGTTTTTTCTTTTAGTGTAATAATAAATACTACACACTTAAGGTAAATTCTAGATATTTTTTTGTTAAATTTTTAGATGAAAAGATGTCAGTCAAGTTCATCAACAAGTTTTTTAGGTGTGGGCGTACATCCACAGTATATCTTATCTTTGGAGGGTATACTTTAGCGTCTACCTGTCTATGACAAATTGTCACATCATTTTGTTTGATGAAGATGTTAAAGTACTCCGGACCATCTGTATAAGACGTTTCCAAAATAGCTGGATTGTTAATAATTTCGTACATATTATCCGTCATATACGTTACGGTTTTCAATGATAATTGTGTCTGAATATCGTCTTTAAATTCACGAAGTAATTCATAAAGTTCTAATGAGTTTTTTCCCTCATTATTGAACTCTCTCACGTTAAAAAATCTCTGTACAATGATGTTATCATTTACCATCATTAAGAATTCTAATTTTACCGATTCTTGGTCTTTCATAGTTTTAATTAATTGTTGTTATAATTTCTTTTTTCTTTTCTTGTTAGTTTCATAAAGGGTCTAACAAAATTCACCCATGCGTCATCTCCTTTTGGTAGATACTTAAAAAATCCGTCTTCCATCATCATTTTTATAAGTCCTCTATGACCCCTTCCATCAGGGTCTAAACTTTCCTTATAATATAATTCAACAAGTTCTTTAGCATCATCGGTAATTAATGGGTTTGACAAATTTATAATCTTTTCATTAATTACAAAATATTCATCCCCATAAACACCACTTTTAGTTTTACCCGATAATAAATTTTGTAATGTTTTATTATTTTTATTTTCCTTAAGTAGGTTTTCCGTCCTTTCTAAAATATCGGTAATTGAAACCGGTTTTTCAAGTAGCTCAGGGAAAAACTTAATAAGAGTTTTTTCTCCTAATCCTGAAATACCTTCAATATTATCCGATTTATCTCCTGATAAAATTTTATAAGTTCTAATGTTTTGATGTGGGAATTCGTAAATATCACATTTGATTTTACTTCCTAAATGATAAGTCTCTTTAGTTCTTGGATAATACACCGATACCTTATCTGAAATAAGTTGAGTAAGGTCTTTATCCCCCGAATAGATAGTCTTTTGTTCGTTCTCCGAGATTTGGCAATAGTAAGCTATCAAATCATCCGCTTCGTTATTATCTACGTTGATTTGTCTTATATAACAATCCTCCAAGTATTGTTTGATTCTTTCTTTCTGCTCAGTGAAAGAATCTAACTTATACTCGTTGTCTCTGTCTCTACGATTTTCTTTGTATTGGGGATAAATAAGTTTTCGAGTAGATGAGTTATCATCACCGTCCCACATAACAACAACCTTATCAAAGTCTTGTTCGTCTATGAAACGTCTAATGGTGTTTATAAAGTGCCATAAAGCCCCAATATGTTTTCCATTATGATAATAATCTTTTACTCCGTGAAAGCCAATCTTTACTAAATTATTGCCGTCCACTAATAGGGTTTTAACCACTTGTTTTGTTTGTATTCGTTACTAATCTTTTTCTTCTACTTCTTTCAAATCAAAATCACCATCTGTTCCAATGATGTTTTTCCAATATTCAGAGTATTCTTTTTTGTACTTCTCAATTGAAGCTTTTTCTTCTGTAGTCTCTTTACCTGCCAAGAATCCATGAGGTGTTACTATAATTTTACCATCCTCATAACCTAATCCATTGATGTGGTTTTTCATTACTGAAATTTTAGTTCTCACAGCAAATTTGATAGTTCTCTTATCTTTAGTCGCAGTAATTTTTGTTGTTCCCGCACCTTTCTCATTACCAAAACGGAATACTAATGAAGAGTTTAACCAAATTGCCTCACCACCTTTAGCTTTAATTTTAGGTTGTCCAAATGGATTATCCGGAAGTTCAACCCAAGGTTGGTTAACAATAACCAAAGTATTCTCATATTTAGAATCCGCTTTACGACTTCCTGAAATTCTTTGATTAATTCCCATTCCAATTTTATCCGCTAATGCAGCAGCATTATGTTGTTTTCCACCTTTACCTTCATAAGTCATTTTACAAGGAACTGAACCAACTGAATCCCATAAGAATAGTAAACTATAATCTAATTCACCTTTCTCTTGAGCATCAAGTAAACTATTAATGTAATCAGTTATTTGTTCTATATAACTAAAGTTATTATTGAAGATGTAGAACCCATCCCATTCTAATTCACCAGTTTCTTCATCAACCATTTCTTCACAATCAAAACCCATAAGTTTTGCGTGTTCAAATGACCATTTTTGTTCCGTAATAATGAACACAGGTAATATTTGTTTTTTCTGAGCATCAACCGCACATTTAACTAAAGCTGTGGTTTTACCTGTATCGGAGTGACCCAAGAACATATTTAAATGTCCAATAGCCGGACCCGGAATACCAACAGCATCCAAAAAGTCAGGACCTAAATCAAAGAACCTTTGTGGTTTGTATTTTGCGGATGTAGAGAATTTGTCCTTAATGGACTTGAAATCATGTTTTTTAATTGCCATATCTCTAATTAATTTAATTTTTTTAGTTTTTTTAGACAAGTTGGACACCAAGTAAGACCTAGTGTCCAAGTTATATGTCTATGTTTTTTTTGATTAGAAAGGCATATCATCTTCCGGTTCGTCACCCGCTTGTGGGTCAACCGGTGCAGATGGTTTAGAACCACCAAATGACATCTCATCAGAATCAGAGTTACCATAATCGTAACCACCTTTATCAGAATTCCATTTTGGAGTCTCACCTCTTGCAATAGCTTCTAAATACTCAACCGGTTTTTTAGAGTAAACATCTTCCCAAGTTAACTCATCATTAACCCATCCGTCAGCAGTTGCTTTGTCCTCGTGAACAGGAGCCGCGTCATCATACATAACTGTTTGGATTACCGTGTAAAATGCACCTTTTGGAGTTTTTGCTTTAGTTAATTCTAAAATGATATCTCTACCACTAACAGGGTCAGTAATATCACCTTTATTTCTCCAAATAGGAATAATTTTATCTAAAATTCCTTCATTTTTGTAGTTGTGTTTAAATCTCCAAAATTTAACACCATCCGCCTCGTTATCTCTATCAATAACTTTCACGATGTAAAATTTACGTGATAAGTACTGTTTAGCTAACTCTTTGTCAGATTCTTTTCCGGTCGCACGAAGTTCTTCGTAAACCTCATTTAAAGGTGAACGCTCACTGTCATTTTTTCCCGGGTCATAAAATTTTTGGAATTTTCCGTCAACTTGAATCTCGTGATACCAAACTTCATTAAATGGTGAAGAACCATCTTTTGTTGGTAAGATTCTTAATCTTCTTTGGCCTTGAGTTTCCTTATCTTGAAGGATTGCCGCGAAGTATTTTTTCATTCTTTCTTCTTGTGTGAATTTTGAGGTAGAAGAAGAGCTACCTTGTTTTGATTGCTCGTATTGAGCCAAAACTGCGTCTAATGAATTTGTCGCCATAGTGTTTAAAATATTTAAAGGTTTATAAAAGTATAAGTGTCAGCCGTGTGTTTGTCAAATTGTTTTGTGAAAAAAACGGTCCGAAGACCGTTTTAATTATTTTACTTGTCTAAATGGATTAACTTCATCTTCAAAATTTCTGAAGGTTTTTTTAATTTCATTTGGTGAATAATCTTCAACATCATTTTGTGTTAAAACATATTCATTTTTTCCTGATTTTTCCATATCTTCTTCTTTGTCATCAAAGAATTGACTTAATTTTTGATTGAAAGGTCCTGAATCTAATGTTCTTAACTCTAATCTTTCTTGAGGTGTTTTCTCTCTGTATTTTTCAACTTTAGCCTCTAAATCATTTAATTTAGTCATGATACCATCCATTTCACCTAATTTAGATTCTAAATCCGTTAGATGTTGAAATAAATTATTAAAATATTCTTCTTGTTTTTCTTCAACCTTTTTTTGTGATTTTACTAAATCAGTAATATCCATTTCTTCAGTTTTTGATTCTGATTTTTCATCTTCTCCAACTTTTTCAACGTCAGGGTCATTTGCAACGTCAACAGGTTGAGGTCCCGCAGGTGCTGCAGGTGTTGGTGGAACAACATTAGGGTCTGCCGGTGGTGTTAATCCTGCGTCCGGAGCCGGAGCGGCATTTGGGTCAACTTCACCAGGTGGCGGAGGTAATGTAGCATCTTGTTCAACAATATATTGATTGATAGAATTATATCTAGCAATTTCCTCTAAAATTTGATTGTCTATTTTTTTCATGTTATTAACCGTTTAATAGTTGTTTTACACCTGTTAAAGTTTCAACTTGAATTTTTTTATTTTTGTTTAATGTATTGTCAACTCTTTCAATTAAACCATCTTTCATTCTGATAGTATAACAATCTCCAGTGTCTAAATCACATACTTGTTTAGAACCATCTCCCAAATCTTTTTCGGTACTTCTGGTATTTTTACCTAAATAGTTGTCTAATATTAATTTTGTGTCCATAATCTTTTATTTATAAATATCTTTTATTTTGAAAAAACTTAATTTAACATGTTGTTCCGTTTCTAGAACATGGTTTACTATCCCAAATAATTTCAGAACCTGTATACGGTTTACTATAACACTTACAACAAATATTGTCTTTAATTGCGTCCCATTTACCAACTTCAATTATTTGACGATATGTATAACCCTTATCCGGACATTTAAGTGGTAAAAGTACTCTTGAAAAACCATAACTAATATTTGGAAATGCGTTAACTTTAACTATAAGTGTAAATCTATATGTTTTATCATTTTTAGCCGCTTCTAAAATTTCTGTAATATTAGCAACAGAAACAAATGTCCCAACATTTTTATTTGTTTTTGGTTTTATTGTAAAAGTACCAATTTCTACATTATTCATTCCTCCTGAAATATATAATTTAGCGGGATAATCTTGTGTTATTAATTCATTTTGATTGTTAACTTCAAAATCGCCATTAAGAACATCACCTTTTATTTCAAGATTTTGTAATGAAAATGTATTAAATTTTTTGGCATTTTCAAAAAGTGCTTCATTACTATTAGTTGTTGGAGGTGTATTAGGTGGTAATGAACCACTTTGATTACCACTACCTGTTTTAAACAAATCAATAGATTTTTGAACATTAGCTTCAATTTCACTTAAGAAACTTGCGTTTTGTTGAACTAACTTATTATAAACATCAATATTTTTAGCATTTGCTGAAAAATACAAAATATAGAATTTAGTAATATCTTTAGCCGTTATTTCAGGTAATTGTGATACTCTATCTTTCCACCTAGCAATTAAAAAAGTAATGTGTTTTGATAAATCTGAAAAAATTGCGTAAGGTACATTACTTGATGTACAATAATATTGTTTATTAAAGTATGAATCCCCCGCTTGTCCCCAATTTTGTAATAAATCAACACCTGAATAGTTGTTTTCCTTTGTTTCTAATTCGGTTCCGTTTGATGAACCTAAATAAATTGCTGCAAAAACCAAATATCTTAATTTTTGAATATCAGTCTGAACAATAATTGTACTTATAGCATCTTTATATTTAGATTTAGTTGTTGTTGGGCTATCAACATTATCATATTTTGCATAATTAGTTATTGTTGGTTTACATTCTGAATTAGTCGCCACACTATTAGCCGGGTTAGTTGATGCTTCTTTAACAGTATCATTAGCTTGACTAATAACATTTGTTCCTTTTGTACCATTTTCTTTAATTGCCGCTTGTTTATCTTGTTTGTTTTTTTCAATAATTGATGTTAACAAATTAGTTTTTAAAGTTTGAATATAACTATCCATTTCAGGTAAATTTGAAATTGATTGTCTAATACCTTTAAACACTGTTTCAAAAGTACCTGGCCCAATACTATGATTAACTTCTTGAATCATATACGCTCCACTAAACATAGGTACATGTCTTAAATTAAAATACATTGTTGGTTGAATCATTGCATTACCCATCATAGACACCGTACAAGCATAACTTCTATTTTTATATAAATTATATAATGAAATGTTTTGAGTTCCAGCTGCTTTACCTGATGACTGTTTAACTAATTCATCTGTTTGTTGTAATGATTCTGCAGTTGCTTGACCCGCACTTTGGTCTATTTGGAATCCATGAAAAATAGATTGGTTTTGTGGTCCAACATCTACATTAAAACCAACAACTTTATTTGATTTGTCCCAATCATTTTTACCTATTTGGTCTTCAATTAATGGGTTATCACTCGCCCTTCTTAAATCAAAAGAATCTCCTTTAAATCTTACATTAGCATTATTTTTAAAATCCGGTTGTTCACTTGGTTTTCCCGCATAAAAACAAACCATTTTTGCTGAAGAATTTCTATAATCAACATTTAAAAATGTACCAAACATTGTATTAGCAAAATCAAGAGACCCCTCTGGTTTTGGAACAGGATTTTTAACCGCATCTTGTACGTTATAAAAATTAACATAAGATGGGATATTCATAACAACAAAGTTGTTTTCAACTAAAATTGTTTGAACAAATGTTAACATACTTGTTTTAACATTTATATCTGTTAATCTATTTTTTAATTTATTAACATCAATTAATACTTTATCCCCAATATTTCTATTAGCCCTATCCATTAATAAAACATCCTCAAAAAGTGTTTTAGTTTTAAAATCATTTCCGGCAATCCATTTATCATTCAACGCTTTAAATGACTCCCAATATTCTAATTTTGTTTGGGGTCCTTCCAATACTGACGGTAGAGCATTATCAGGTGTACTACCAACATCCGGTAATTGTTTTTGTAATTTAGGCATTAATTTATTAATAATAATACTTTGGAATTTATCGGTACTCGCAATGTACTGATTCATTAATGTTATAAACTTACTATAATTTAATGTACTGTCATTTAATTTTTGAGTTGCGTAAATTTTAATAATTGGTGCGAAAGTTTTAATATTATCAACGCTAAAATCAATATTACAATCAACAAAGAAATCAGTTATATATGACCCATTATTTGTATATTTTAATTGAGGTATTTCAGAAAATCCAACATAAATTTGCAACGCTTTCCATTGGTTAGGATAATTAGTTATCGATTGAGATAAAGTAACGGTTCCTCCTGATGTAGGTAATGGAATTGGTGTTTGGTATGAATATTTACTCCACGTATATGGGTCAGCAATCAACGCATTTGAAAAAGTATAAAATAATCTTTTATCAAAATTTGCCGGATTACCATATTTGAATACAACATCATAATTTAAAAATGATTGTAAAATATTAGATAAAACACTTAATTGTGATTTTGAAACAGCCGATACTAATTCTGTATTTATGGTTGTACCACTTATTTTAGGTATTTTCATTAAACTTCTCATTAACATTTGGAAATTTTTAAATGATTTTGTGGTTTCAGTATCAGTATTAGAAATGAACTCGCTATCAAAATCGTAAATTGATTTTGAGAAATTTAAAAATTCAGATTCAAAACTATCCAAAATTTCTTTTTCAAACACTGAAAACATTTCACTTATTTCTGTGTAATCATCTTGTACCCCATTAATAGAAAAATTTTCTTGTTTTGTATTTCCAGTAAGATTAAAAACTTGTTTTAAATATTTCAAAGGTGTTGGTTTAACAACTTTGTTAATGTCAAAATACCCATAATTAGGTGCCTCCCAAAATAATCTAACTGAACCATTATACATCGCAGTATTACCTGTTATTTCATACTTTAGTTGATTAGTTTCTTCAGTAATACATTCATTACTAGTTTGATTAATTAACGCTCCTTGAGATGGAACAATATATGAAGATGTTTTATCCAATGTTGTAATATAAACTGACCAAGGAATAACTCTTAAATCTCTTTTCGGGTTATTTGGGTCAAACCCTTCTGGCATATTAATAATTGCTTCAGGAACATAATTTAATGTAACCCCTGAACTAAATCCATTTTGAATATCAGTATCTGTATATCCGGAATATATTTGAAAACCTTGATAAAAAACATTAAAATCATTTATCAATAATGGATAAAACCCTGTATTAATTAAAGACGATGTTTCAAGACCCAGTGTTGTATTTTTTTCCAACACTATATCCATTTGAGCACCATTAATTGTTAACCCATAATTTCTAGACGCTGAATTTGTAACAGGGTCATAATTATGTACATAACTAAATCCTGACCACGATGTGTTAATAATATCAAGACCAGTTTCAACAAAAGTTTTATATCGATTCCAAACAGAACCTATTTTTAATATCCAAGGGTATGGTAATTTATGTACCGCACCAAATTTTTTAAGAGTTGCAAAAATATAGTCTAAATCTTTTACAGAATTTGATTCATATGTTTTATACTTTTCTCTAAGCGTTGATAATGGTAAACTATTTAAAAACAAATAAGCCGACGCCACAAATGGATATTCACTATTATTTCTAAAATTTTTAACCCCCTCTTGAATTGAATTGATAAAATATGGCGTGTTTAATATTGACACGGTTTGGTCACTAGTAACTAATCCTGAATAATTCAAATATCTTAAATTACCTTCTGTTGGTAATTGTGAATCAAAACTTCTGTTTTCGTAAAATAATTTTAAATCATAATAATAAATTGGTGATTTAATATTATTAAATAAGAAATTAGTGAAAGGTCTTCTATCTTCATCATTGGTAATATCTAAAAAATTAGATATTATTTTTTTATTACTATTATATGTTAATACTTTTGTTGTATTGTATGATGATTTAATATCTGATATTGAATTCCCATTAGCCAATTCACTTTTAACCCAAGTAAAATTAGTAAACGGATATGTATCCGTTAAATTAAAAATATTACTTGATGTTGAGTTTGAAATAAAATCGTTAACATTTTTTTCACCCGGTAAAGAAACTAATGGTTGTGATTTAGATTCACTTAATAAATTCTGACTTAAAAATTCATAACTTGAATTATTAACTTTGTTTTTAATATATGATGTGTTAAAAATACCTCTAATAAAATTCTGCCAGCTTTCCCCTGTACCATCATTTGATATATGTCTTAATAATATTTCAAAATTACCCGCATTAATTCCAAATTCTTTTAATTTTTTAATAATAAAAGGATTATTATTTGATAAACTTTGAAGAATATTAATACTTTCCGCCTCAGCAATAACATCCGTTACTTTATCAGTATCTTGAGCGTTACCATTACTTCTTAATAACCCCGAATAATTTGAGGTTAAAAATATTCTTTCAAATATCTCATAAAAGTACTTAACTTCTTCTTTATTATCGTAGACAGCATTACTAATTGGGAATTCAATAGCATCTAATGAAACTCTTTGAATATCTGTCAATGGATTTTCAGTTTCTAAAGGGTCTCCAGGTGGATTAACGGTTTGAGCTGTCGCTTTAATAAACTCTTCCACAAATTCAACTTCAGGCCACAAATCGGTTAGATATCCTTTTGTTTGATTTATAACATTTTTATCACCGGGATAAGTAAGTTCAAATTTTTCACGCCCATCTTTTCCGGATGTAGCGACTAACATTTGTGGCCAAGGATATATTGGTAATGTTGTATTATCACCGGAAGACACGTTATCTACACAAGCATTTGCCGTTTCAGGATTTAGTATTGAATTTCTTCTAGCCTTAATTTGGGTATCATTTAAATTCCACGCTTGAACGTGTACGTCATCCATTAATCTTAAAAATGCCTCACCATTAGCGAAAATAACTGCAAGTACATTTCTGATATTAGGAACAAATCCAATACCATTATCTTTTTTTTGTAATAAGTTAGTTAAAGCTTCGGTTAATTCTTCTTGAATATTTTCTTTAGTTGTTTTAGCCAGTTTACCCATTTGATTTATCAAATCTTCAAATCTATTTACCCCATCAAATATATAAAATTGGAATTTTTTTTCTTCAGAACCACCTTTATTAGTAATTGTTAATGAATTAAAAATACCTTCGGTCGCCAATTGATTTTTAAATTCTTGAAGTTGTAATGCTGTTGGTTGTGTTGACAATTTTTTTCTTTGTCTATATGTTTCATCAACATTAACATCTGCTTCTTTTAAATCTATTGGGAAAATACTTTGAGTAATTTTAAACGGTATGTATGACCCAGTTTTTGTTTTACCATCAATAGTATATTTACCATTTAAACCACAAACAGGGTTTGCCTCCATCTCTTCTTTTGCAAGATAAATTATTCCTTGAAGTTCACCCAAAGCATTACTTCTTTTTTGTGCGGTATTAATTTCCGGTTTAAAAGTATATACCTTACTACCATCGTTCATTACCAAATAATTTTTGGTATCCATATAAGTTGCTGCCCATGAAGTTCCAGCACCAGCATAAACATCTTTATCTAAATTACCTAATAATTTTTGATATTCCTCAACATATGTTAATGGGTCTAAATTTTGTTGTGAGAATGATGTTAAAATATTTTTAATAAAATTTTCAATTCTATTTTTCATTTGCACAAGCGTAATTTCAGGAAAATCATCAGGTATCATACCTTTTGATTTATATTCACTATATAATTCCCTAACTTTTTGATAACCTCGTGATACTGTTGAGTCTTGAACATTTGAAAAATTAGTTGAACTTCCTTTGGTTGTTTGTATACTAACTCTAGATTGATACATATGGGGAACAGCTATTAAAGCCGCCATAGGTATTTCACTTAATAGGGTATATTTGTATGTAAAAAATTGTAGTTTAATTTTAAAATTACCATTAGATGTGTCGTATCTTGACGAAAACGTTTGTAACATTAATTGTAATTTAACGGCTTTACCATAAAATCCTTTTATAGTTAATTGAAACATCGGATAAGGTAAATTAAAGAACGCCGCGTAAGGTGAGTTATCTCCTGCCTCAAACATTGCTCTACCTTTAACATCTTCTAATTCAATGGTGATTGATGGTAAAAAATCTAAGCCTTGTCTAATATTGATTGATGTAATACCTAACAATCCATTATCAACAGATGCTTGTTTACCACCTGAATTAATAGTTTGTCTAATATAATAATCACTACTTTTGTTTGGATTAGATACTGATGTTAATTTTGGTTGATTTACACCATTACCTGTAATAGTGTCTTTACCTGTTAATTCATCCGTATATGAATTGTCTAAAAATGTTTTATCTCCCGGTTTTAAAAAGTTAATACTGGCTATTGAAACTGTTTGTACTTGGTCGTTATTTGCAACACCAATCGCTAATTTGGTACGTGGTAATACTTTACACTCCAAATTAGCATACATTACTAAATTTTCTTGTTTAACATATCTTTCTTTTACTTTTCCGTCACTATCTATGACTTTATTTGGGTCAATGATTGATATGTTATTATAATCAAACTCAACTAATATATTTTCCGATTTATCTACCATAATAAAAGAAGTAATTTTCTAGGTCATTGTTGTAATCCTGTAAAGAAGCTATTAAAGGATATGGAATTGTCAAGATAGCCCCATCAGGGATATTCCACTCTTGACCAGCGTATAGTGGATTTGCTTGTAATATTAACCAACCAAAAAAAGGACTACCATAAAATTGTTGTGAAACTTTATCTAATCTAGATTGAGCAACTTTAAAAATATATCTTTTATCGGTGGATTTACTTGGCAGACCAATATATGGTACAACGGTTTGTTGTCCATTAACAATAAAATTATTGTATCTATTATAATAATCTTTAGTACCCATAATTAATCAAATTTTATTTTACCATCAAATGTTAATTTATCATTGTTAACATTTACAGATTTATATAAATTAGCTATATCTGTTTTCTGTTGTGTTTCAGTTGCTGGGTCCGGAACCGTAGTATATGTAAACTTTCTTAACTTACCTTTAGGATAAGCCGGTTGATTTACAAATTTTGAATAAGATTCTTTATCCCTAATTGTTTTAATAAATTTTTGTTCAGCAATTAACTCTTTTTTTGTTAAATCCGCAAAATCATCACAAATATTATTAAATTTTCTAACTAATTTATTATCATTTTTTAGTTCTCCACTAATAATTGCGTTTTTAAATTGAGTTAGTTTATTATTGTCATTAAAAATTTGAGCCATCACCATGAATTGTCTTTTATCTTGAACAGATGCTGTCGCAAAGTCTTTAGATATTGGTTCAAATTCCCCCGGACCTTCATAAGGTACGGTAATAGTTGTTATTATTTTTTCAGCTTCCATTAATACATTAAATTGGTCTAATCTAATACCAACTAAACGATAATCATCACACAATTCTTGATATGTGTCTAATGGTGGACCAGGACTAGCCGTATTAACTTCAGTTGTTCCGGAAATAGTATAAACTCGAGGAACCCCCGTATCTAAAATCTTACCATCAGTTTTGGTTGTTACTAAATTTATTTTTCTAATAAATTGAACCATGCTTTGTTCTAAAACCACAATTTCTTGAATTTTAGTAAATAAACCACTACTATAATCACTTTTTAATGAGTTAATATATTGATTCATATTTGTTTTAACTCTTTGGATTGTTGCGTCAGTAAATTTAAACCCTACTAATCTTGATATTATATAATTTTGATTAGTTGGATTATCAGCGTTAATATCTGATATAAATGTACTAAATAACGAATCTACTTTAGTTTCAACACCTTCCGGTTTTCCATAAATTGATGTCAATATACTACTAGAATTTAAACTTATTTCTCCCGAAGTATATAATCTATCTTGAGTTATTAATTGCCACACACCATAATTGTACGATTTAACAATACTATCACTTTGATTTAAAATATTTGTATAATATTCTTTGGTTGCATCTAATATTTTATCCATAATAGTCATATAGGTAATTTCACCTGTTTGACCACTAGTAACCGGAATATTAGTTAAGATATCACCAATAGTGTTTCCACCATCATTAACGATGTCATTTTGGACATTGTTCACTGTGACAGGAGGTTGAGCATTTAAAATTGATTGTATTAATGTTGCATCCAACGCAGATGTATCTTCAGTCCACGTCGCTCTTTCATCATAAATTTCTGTATTAGCATAATAATTAAATGATAATGCGTTCTGTAATTGTTCAACAGGTCTGGCTAATCCCATACCACCAATCATATCAAAACTTAAATTAACATTCGCAATCATTGGTTGAATACCAATACCTTCAGGATTCATATCTAACACTAATGGTTCATATGAAAATGAAATTGTTTTTGGAATTATTTTACCATTATAAAAATCCCCAACTCTTAATACTAAAACCGGTGGGGCACCAAACGCAGTGTTTACCGCATCATTATATTTTGGTTTACCATCAACTCCGATAATCGGTATTGTTTCACCAGGTCTAACACATTGATTTAAAAATGTTAATCTCGCATTTAAACCTTCAGGAGTCATAGAGTGAAAAGCAGGATTAAAGAATTTAATCTTATCAGCAATTGACCCATATATAACAGGATTACTCTCTTTTATAACTTCAAAATAATCACATTCAGTTAATAATTGTCGAATAATTCGTTTTCCAATACCTTCTTTTAATTTTTGTTGTATTTCAACAGTTTGAACAGGTTTGATTGTATTTATTGTTGTTGCACTAACTTCAGGGGTTGTAATTTCAGTTTTTTGAGTTGTAGTTGTTGTTGTTACTGTTGGGGCAACAACAATACTATTAATCTTAACTCTCCTACAAGCCATAGCATCTGTTGAATAAACCTCAGCTTCTTTGTTAGAAACATTCGTATTTGACGATGATTTAATGTTTTTACTACAGTCAACTTGTGTTCCAGTACCTGATTCACCTTGAGGTATAGAAATTTGTTCACCCTTACCACTTTGTAGTGTAATTTGTAAGGTTTGATTTTCAAAGAAAGGAGCCAAATTAACATCTCCAATACGATACGCCTTTAAGAATTGAATAACAGAATCATTTCTTCTTTTAGAAAGATTTTCATTATACGGGACACTAGCAGTTGCTGATGCCGAACCAACCATTTGAATACTTATAGTCCCCTTTTTTTCTTTTAGAATATTGTAAGCGTCTTTTATAAAATTATTATCATTAAGAGCAATTTTTTTATAATTAGATTCAACAATATTTGTAAAGAACTCACCAACATTTCTATTAGTAACACCAACATTAAAAATTGCACTTGCGGTATCAACATATGTTTTTTTATTTCCAACACTAGTATATGCCGAATACGTGACATCATATGGTACTGAAGAAACTACACCTTTTGAGTTAGGGTCAGGAATATCATTATCAAAATAAAAAGCCAATTGAGAATAATTCTTTTTAAAGTCATCTATTGATGTGTCAGGATTTGCTACTTGTGTTGTCGCATCACCAGGGGTTCCCGCACCACCTTGAGTTACTGAATTATCTCTCGCAATACTTGAACTAACACTCTTTAACTCTTCATCCGTTAATCTTGGATTACTTAAAATCTCTTGATACGTATATAAATCTTTCGTTGGAATAGTATTAAACTTTAACGCCAATTCATAAATGTCATACTTAACACATCCAGCAAAGAATGAATCAATTATTGAATTAATTCTTTCCTTATTTTGTCCTTTTAATTGTTTTTCAACAACCGCATTCATAACTGAAGGACTATCAACAATAATCTTCCAACTTAATTGACCCGTTCTAGTTGTATTCTTATAAGTGTAAATTGGTTCCGGTCTACCCAAGAAAGAGGTATCATTCCAATTGGCACTACTACTATCAGAGAATTTTAAATCATATGGTGGAAACCACATAACTCTACCACCATTTGGTCCTTTTTCACAAACAGGTAATTCGTCATAAGTAAAACCAGGTCTACTTGATGTTCTCCAAGCTAAGTTCTCAATTGAGAACATATATTTTTTAGCATAACCCCCCGTTCCATTAACATTATTAGCAATAATGTTTGTCGAACCCGGATTTCTTAATGGAGCGATGTTTAAGTTATATGTATTATCTAATACAGAGTGAGTAAATCTTCTACCCGCTGTAGTTATACCATCTGTTTTTTGTAAATCATTATATGTGTAGTAAGGATTGTCTTTAGTAAAAACTCTACAATATTCAATACCAGCAGCACCACCTGTCGCATTATCAGTGTATGATAAGACTTGAGAACCTTTTGTAATTTCTTTATACCCATCATTGAACACCTTACTAATTTGATTCATCGCATTACCAACATGTTTTAAACGGGCAATACCTGTAACATTATCCGCAGAATCAATTAATCTTTGAGTTTGGTCTAATATTGATGTTTCTTTGAATTCAATATTTGTCGATTGGTCTCTTGTAATGTTTCCACTAACCAATTGATAATCTTCATCCATTGTTCCTGAACCACCTCCCGGTATTGCTCGGAATCCTGCATTGTCTTTATACTTTGGAGATACCCAAACAAAACCACCATCAATACTATCACTGTCAGCATAGGACTTACCTCCTAAACCAAAATTACTAAGTGTTGATTCATTACCTTCATATAAAATACCCATCTCTGATGGACCGTATACAGGTGAAGGGTCTTGTTGACCAAAGGCGTTAACAGGTATTTGATTTGGGGGTGATGTAATATAAGATGGTTCTGATGTTCTATTACCAACATAATAACCACCAACTAACGTACCATTACCCGGATTAATATTTGGAACTAATAAATTAACAAGACCTTGAGCAACCCCAAACAATAAACCATAATCTTTATCGTAAGAAGGTTGATATCTGTTATAATTAATATTAGCAAATAAAACCGACCTTTGACCATTACCGGTGTTGGCTAAAAATATTTGAGAACCACTTCTATTAAGATTTAAAATTGGTCCTAATAAACCACCTGTTAATTGATTAACGGTGTTTAATGCGTTTGATGTTTGTTGTGTTTGACTATTTTCGTTATTATCATTGAAGTAATCTCCCGGTATTAACGAAACGGGCCAATAAGCCCCCGCCAATCTTGTTAAGAAGTCGGCCGCAGCAACAACAGGGTTTTCAGGTACAGTAATTTTCCAATTCTTATAAACTAAAGGTTGTTGTCCTGACAACATCATACTAATCTCAAACGGGTCTTGTAGAGATTGTAAGTTGATTTGACCTAACGTGTTTTGAAATAATTCAGCATCAATTCTTTTTTTCAATAAAGAATTTAATTCAATAGCGCCAAATCTAGCAATAAATGAATCTTGAGACAATAAACCATTACTACCAATAGGATTTGGTGATAATAAAATATTATAAGGTGAATATGATGACGGAGCAAAACTTGGTGGTTCCCAATAAGGTTGGTATATCTTATTATTATTCTCAACATCCGTAATGATTACTAAATCATTATAACCACCATTAGGACCATACGCATTTTGAATATAAGCGGCATCAATAAAAAATTCATTAAGTAAATCTAACGCAGTGTCATTAGGGTTATATTCCCCTTGATTTGAATTTACCGGTAAAGGAGGTCCATTAAAATTAATATCTAAATTATAACCCCCATTTGGACCATATTCATTTAACGGGTATAATAATTGAGCATAAGGGTCATTTGTTATTAACTCACCCGGTGAATCAATAACATTACTAACACCTAAAATAGTTTCGTAATTAACTTGATTTGCTGGTGGAGTATAAACACCTTGAACACTGTAGGGCGCCAAGTTTTTTGCCATTAGAGAATTTCTAAAGGATGACGTGGATGCAAACGATAATGAACTATCTGACATATATTATTATTTATCTATAAATAGATTGTACTTTATTTTATCGACCTTACTTATTAGATAAGTTAGGATTCATTAGTTGTGTTTTATTTGACGTTGGTGCCAATAATCCATTACTATACATCGCCTCTTTCAACGCATTAACCATACCTTGTTGAACATCGGTATTCTTAAATGCTTGAACAACTTGATTAGTATCAATATTACCATTTGTTTTTAAATCAATATTATGATTTAATGTTATTTCAATTGGTTTGTTTGGTGCTGCGTTATTTGATTGAGTATTAGTAGGTGTTGCGGACGCATTTCTAACACTACCAATATTTCTTTTAACATTTGCGGGATTAGCGTCTGATGATTGTTTTTTAATATTCGCAGTTCCTCTTATATCACCACTTAAAACTTGTTGAAGTTGTTCCACAAAAGGAAAGTCTTTTTTTATTTTTTCTGATTCTACACCAGCATTTTTTCTACTAGTTTCAATACTTTTACTAATAAATGAATTTAAGTCTTTTAAACTTGTTCCTAATTCTTTTGACGCTTCACCTTTAGTTATTTTACCTTCAGATAACCTTTTTATAATGTCTAAATTTTTATCTACACCACTGTCAATTGAACCTCTAAGATTTTTTGATTCCATTTCTTTTGGAGACATTACTTTAGCAACACTTGTTGCGGATGCTCTACTAAATTTTTGAAGACCCGTCATCGTTTTACCTCCAGCTAAACCTAACCCTGTTTTATCAGCCATTGATGCAATATCCGCCGCCATAGCTTGTGTAGTACTTAATTGGTCTTTAGCCAATTCCTCCATAGTTTTTGGAGCGGTATTGGCCATTTTTTCAAGATTTGCAACATCTTTTTCATTTAACTCATCAAGGGCTTTAGTAATAGTTTGACCTGTTTCTTGGTCAGTCACCTGTACCTCATATTTACCACCCGCACCCATTTCAGCCATATTGGCTATCATTTTTTGCTTATCTTCGTCTAATCCCGGTAAATCAGGAAAACGGATTTTACTCATTTTGTCTTCCAACTCAGCACTACCTAACGCCATTTTAGTCAATTGTTCGTAAGGAATACCCATCGCTTTTGAGATTTCTCTCATTTGACGTTTTGCTCCCGGCATGATTTCAAAATTACCATCCTTACCAAGTTGAACAAATTGTTTACTCATTTCCGCCATTTGATTTTGTAACTCGGCAGGGTCATTTTGTGCCAAGTCCATAAGTTTTAATGGGTCAAGTAAACTACTTTGAGACACACCTAATCTTTGCATTGCCGCAGCCATTTCAATTGCACCTTCAGGGTCAAACACTTTTTCTGCAAATGCTAATGTTTGTGACATGTCAATTCTTAACAAACTTGCTTGTGCCGCCATTTTAGCTAAACCTGACACACCACCTTCAAAATTATATTTGTTAAGAGCGTCCATATTTTGTAAAACTTTTGTGGATACATCAGAAGCGTTTACACCTGATTGAGTAGCGATATCAACAACTTTTTTCATTTCACCCGCAACTCGGCCAGCACCAATCCCAACATCTTTAAATCCTGACACTAATGTACCAACTTCTTGACCAGTAACTTTAAAAGTTGCGTAAAGGTCTTTATTTACTTCCGCAGATAATATTACGTTTCGTTGTAATGACTTTGATGCGGCTTCTTGAACTTTAATAACATCCCCGATATCACCACCTAAAGCCCTAACATTACTAACAGCATCAGCCATTGTCGCATTTAATGTTTGAGCCATTTGTTGACCAAGACCAAACTGTTTTAAAAGTACACTGGCACCATTATCAAGTTCTTCCACAACCTTACTAACGGCAGCAATACTAAAATTACTCGCTAAAGCATCTCCAAACGAGTCAATAATACCCTTACCTTTTTTTCCACTAGCGTCTAAACTACTATTAGCATCTTGCATATTAAATTTGTTTTATAAATAAATACACCAAAGACATATTTTAATTTACGTCTTTGGTGTATTATCTTCTATTATTCTGTTTATTAAAAATTTTCTAACATAAGTAGGCATCTCATTGAAGTCACTGTATGATGTTCTAATGAACTTTGCCATCAAGTAATATTCCTCAATAATAAGTTGTCGGTAGTTAAAAGAAAGGCCGAAAAAACTCCACCCCAAAGGTTATCTCGAAAGATACCAGTTCTCCTGACGGGGCGTTTGCTGTTCTCTTAAGGTCCAATGACGGTTCATTTTCTCTTAAAAAAGTTCTTATGTATTTTGAGTCCATAATAGGTAAAGTATCAACAAACATAGCTATTTTACCTCTATCACTATCACCATCAATTTCAACAATTTGTTTTTGTAATTTCCAAGTAACTCTTGGTGCCTGTCTTCCTGCCGGATATTGTTCAACCATTTTATCTAACTCAATTGTATCATAAAAAGTTGTAGGTCTTATTTTAACTGTAGTTCCTGTTTTAGGTAATGTTGTTGTAAAAAACCCATTTTCATCTGGTTGATGTTGAGTTTTTTTAATATTTAATTCATCTAATATAACAGTATGTGTAAATGTTTTATTAGTTTGTGGGTCAACCAAATTAATTATATATTCCGGTCCAAAAGAAGTATTTCTCAAAAAGATTAAAATAGCTTCTACATCACCATCTAATAATTCTTCAGGTCGTAAATCATGTTCATATAATTTATTTCTTAATAATGTTAAGACAACATTTTCTTTACCCGCCAATGCACCAATTAAATAATTTTCATCAGATGCTGTTAAATAACCAACTTTAACTGACTTTTTTTTAGATTTATAAAAAATTCCACCACTCGGTAATGATACTACATCATGTGGTAATGTGAAATTTTCCGTTCCTGCGTTAATTAAACTCTCATCCATATAAATTTGTTTTTATTATAAAATATAATGATATATGTTTTTTTATAAATAGTTAATAAAAAATCCACATATTTTTGATATGTGGATTCTTAAATTTAAATATAAAGTATTAATTTAGTAAACTAATATACATCTATCCATACGTAATACCGCTGATATTGTTGCTAAAGCATCTGTACTATACGCCAACGAATCAAAGTTAACATCAGATAAGAAAGTCCCCTCTAATATCCATTTTTCAACTACAACACCTGTTGGGTCTAACATCTCAAGGTCAATATTTTTCTTGTACCCCGCAGCATATCCCATACGACCTGTCACTGATTCAGCACATAAACGTACCCACTCCATAAGTGCCTGAGACGCTGAAGGCCCAATTGGGTCACGAAATTTAACATTTATTGTACCCCAAGTAAAACGACCGGCAACATATGTTTCAGTGTTTAAAAATGGAATCGCAACAGGATTAATTGTTATTTTTGGTCTTGCTGCCGATTCTACGAACCATTCATTAATTCCTAATGTTGAAGGAAAACGTAAAATAAACCTATTTTGTCTTTTAGGTTCGTAAGGTATGGGCATTTTCATTAATAAATCAGCCATTTTGAATTGTTTTTAATTTTATTTTTATTTATCTTTATTTAATAAATATCTCTATTTAAAAAATATTTTTCTTGACTTTTATAATTTAATTAATTATCATTATAATCCAGTCTAGTTTATTTAATACTAGTTTTTTTATTCTAGTTTTTTTATTTAATTCTATTTTAATATAAGTATTTAATATTCTTTTTTTATTCCTCCTGCTGTAGAATAAGTTTTAATAATATTTTCAGGGTCTTTCTCAAAATGTTTCTTTACTACATCCACATTTTTTAAGTCGTCATCTGAAAAACCTATTTTTGGGACAAAATAATTATTTATTTTATTTTTTAAAAACGCCTTTTTTTGTATATGTTGAGACATTGCTTTAACATATTGAACAAATTCTTTTAACGCTTTAATTTTTCCTTCCTCCGGATTTGTTGCGGAACCTTCTCCATAACTCACAGGATAAAATCTACATAAATCTAAATATTCCTTAATCATTTCTTTTTTAGAAACATTATCTTCATCATCTAAATCTCTGTATTTTTCTAAATTTTTTACTAACTCATTTGAATCAATACCATTAAGATTTGAAACAATGTAATTATAACAAGCATCTTTAATTACTGATGGTGTATGTCCTCTAGCAGTAACAATTGAAAATATAGACCCATTGTTAATCGCCTCAACAAAATCAGGCCAAGCAGGTCCCGGTTTTGCTAACATAGAATCAACAATAAATTGTTTATCTCCTTTAACTCCAAAATATCTAAAAGGTTCGTCTGAAAATCCAACGATTGTGTGACCATCAAATTCAAATGGTTCTTTACCAATTTCTTCTCTATAAGTCGCAAAATCTTCTGTAGACATTCCTACCTCATCACCATCTTCATCTTTTAATATTATTTTTGTTGGCATTGAAACTATATTATCGTCCCAATCGAACGCGTAATATTTTTCATCCGGAGCACCAAACTCATCAATACCTTCTACAATTTTATTATTTAACATAATTTATTATTTGGCTTAATTATGACCCACTATTACAATGGGTCATAATTTTTTTATTATATATTCTCGAAAGAAGCTCCTGTTGGAGTAATATAGAACGTAATGTCTATAAATTCTAACGATTTGGTTGGTTTGATAT